CACTGTACCCGTGCGTTGTAACTGATTAAGAGCGTTAAGCTGGCGTCGTGCTTTCAATATGCCAGCATCCGCTTTACTGACAGCGTCACGGGCGCGCTCAAATGAACGCGCCTGACGCTCGAGATTTTTGATCGCCCCCTGCGTTCGCTGGATGGAGTCACCAAACTGCCCCATCAGGCGGCGGGCGTTTTCGGCAGGCCGGGTCAGCCTGTCAACGGCGCTGAAAGCGACCCGGATATCAAGAGTCTTCATTATCTGCATTCCCGCTGCGAAGTGCCGCCCGCTCGCGCCAGCTAACCACTTCGCCGGGCGTCATCATGAAGATTTCGGCGGGCGACCAGTTAAAAATGGCGGCAATATCCGCCACCAGATCTTCGATGTGCTCAAAGCACACCAAGGTGATTACGCTGCCGTCTCCTGCACGCTCTTCGCGCCAGAGTCTGGCTCGCTCATAAAATTTACAGCCACAGCGCACAACTGAATAAAATCGCGTGACGACATTTTTTTAATCATCACTTCATCCAGTCGTGGCGAGGTCACGCGAGGCAACAGCGTAAACATGGTATCCGCTTTCAGATTCAGCACATCAGACAGCGACAGACCACGCAGGGATCCAGCCTGCTCAATAGCCCCGGTGATCTCCACATACGTGATTTTTTCGCCACCACGCTCAATTGGTCGGGTCAGTTTTACGCCACGTTCGACAGCCATATCCTCACCTGCCGTCACATCATCCGCCACGGTGTTATTCCGGGTTTCAGTATCGATGTCTTTCATCAGTTGTCTCCTTTTCAGTCAGAGGCGACGCACTGCGCCGCCTGCATATTACTTATCAGCCAAGCCCAAGCGCGGAACGGATACGGTCAGGCACAATGTCCTTGCCGTCCTTCCGGTAGATGTGGTTCAACAGGTCGATTTCCCACAGCGGGCGATCGTTAACGCTCAGCTTGTAGTAGGTGTTTTTGACAGCGTAAGTGTGTGATGTGGCTTCGCCCTGTTTGGCTTCCCCCATATCAATTTCCGTCACACGCCCGCGCATCTCGATTTCATACAGATCGCTTTCTGCATCGGTGTAGTATTCACCCGCAAAACGCAGCAGCGTGCCGTCAATCGTGCCACCATATTTAAGGAACAGCGCACGAACAGCTCCCCCCATGACAAAACTCGCATCAAGCGCGGAGTCGTCCAGACCGAGATCAATACTTACCGCCCCCATCATGCCACCACCACGATAGCTGTCGGTTTTGCGCGTCAGTTTGGGCGGCGTGACGGATGTCACTTTGCCCACTTCGTTTTCACCATCCACAAACAACGTAAAAAAGCGAAGATGTTTTGGTACAGCCATCAGGCACCTCCCAGCACCGCAAATGCGGGACCAAAGAATTCATCAGTAAACGTCTGGTAAAGCTCCATGTCTTCCAGTGGCGGAACGGGCGTATATTTGTAGCGAATACGCACACGTCCCTGACGTAAATTCGTGGTGCCGTTATCCACCACGTCATACCAGCACTCCGCGCCAATCAGTTTCCCGGCAGTAACCAGCGAATCCAGTTTTGCCCTGATGGCACTGATAACATCCTTCACGTTCGCAGGCGTCAGTGGACTGTCGATAGTTTCAAACTGCGCTTCCGCAATTGAATCAGCCAGCACCTGTGCGGTTCGGGTATACACCTCAAAGATGTAGGCGTTCGTTTCCGGTGTGCGGTTGCCCCAGAAGCGGAACCCGTTGCGACGAATAATGGTCGTGATTTCTTTGTTGTTGAGGCTGTTGGCATCGCTGTCTTCGGCCTGCAACGACCAGAACACATGCCTCGACATCCCCAGCACATTTTTAACCGGAACGTTGGACAGTGATTTGTGCCACCCCTGATCATGGTCAATGTACGCACGAAGGCCGCACGCATAGGCAGGCGCGGGGAACGTTTCGTTTTTGCCACTTTTCGGGTTGTAGGCGATGAAGTCCGGCCATAAGAGCATCACCTCACGTTCGTTGAATTTCTGGCGGTAGGTAATCGCCTCAGCCATCGTGTTACAGCCGTGACATGAGGCATACACAAACGCGCGCAGTTTACCTGCAATCACGCACAGGGATTTTGTTACCGCCTCCGTGTCCAGCTCCGGCGCGGCCAGAATACGCGGACGGTATCCGATGCTTTCATCCTGCTCTGCAACAAGCAGCGCATACATCCCCGTATAGCTGCCGTCAGATTCAGAACCACCGATAACCAGTTGATCCTGCGTCTTTCCGTCTTCTTCTTTGTGTTCAGCCACGCGAACGACGATCACCTTTGTGCTCACCTGGTCTGCGATGGCCTTAAGCGCACGATAAAGCGTCCCCGTTGTTCCGCATTTTCCCAGCACGTCATTAACGCGGGTCAGCAGTGTGGGCTTGTTCAGCGGGAACAGCTTCGCGTCCGCATCATCCGCCGTTGCCACGATACCGATAACGCTGGAATCAACATCGTTAATCGCTGTTACCAGGTCGGTATTTTCCGTAACACGGGCACCATGAAAACGAGTTTCACTCATAGCTTCAGCCCCTTGTATCCGTTAAATGATTCGGCAACAATCATCACCCACCACGCGCGTAATCTCACCCCTGCGCCGTTCTCCCACCACGGCGACAACAAAAAGCAGTAACCCCCTCCGCACGCACATGCGACCATGCCGCACAGGGAGGGAACAGATGACCGACACCACCATGCAATTGCTCAGTCAGGGCACAGACCCCGTGAAAATGCCGGATTTTGATATTCTCGCGGAGGGTAAAACGCTGTCAGGCGTGGCAGAGCGCCTGATGAGCCTGTCACTGACCGACAACCGGGGATTTGAGGCGGACCAGCTCACCATCACGCTGGATGATGCTGATGGTCAGTTGCAGCTACCGCCACGGGGCGCGCGCCTGACGGTTCTCATTGGCTGGAAAGGAGAACCGCTGACAGAAAAAGGCACTTACATTGTTGATGAAATCGCTCACGAAGGACCGCCGGACAGGCTGACTGTTTCAGCCAGAAGCGCAGATTTTCGGGATGAATTTAACGTTAAACGTGAGGTGTCCTGGCATGATGTGACCGTTGAGCGCGTGGTATCCGCCATCGCTCATCGGTATGGTCTGAAACCGCAAATCAGCGAAATGCTGATGGATATCGAAATCGACCACGCCGACCAGACCGAAGAAAGCGATATGTCCTTCCTTACGCGCATGGCGGAAATGCTGGGCGCAATCACCACGGTAAAAAGCGGCAATCTGTTATTCATCATGCCAGGTGGTGGCGTGAACGCACAGGGCCAGCCGTTGCCATCGTTCGCCATCACACGCAGCAGCGGCGATCGCCATCAGTTCCGCATTGCTGACCGCGAGGCGTATACGGGGGTACGCGCTTACTGGCTTGATCTTAATTACGGGAAAAAGAAAAAAGTCAGCGTGAAACGCCGCAAACCGCCAAAACCCAAAAAGGAGAAAAGCAGCAGCCGTGAAGGTGATTATATGGAAGGCGCGGAAGGCAATGTGTTTGTGTTACGCAAGACTTATCAGAACGAGCAGGCAGCAAGACGCGCAGCGGCGGCAAAGTGGCAGCAGCTACAACGCGGAGCCGCATCATTTTCCATCACGCTGGCGCGTGGACGTGCAGAACTCTACCCCGAAATGCATGGCACGGTAACAGGATTTAAAAGCGAGATTGATAATCAGGACTGGATTATTGCAAAAGCCGAGCACACCATTGATAACAGCGGCTTTACCACGCAGCTTGAGCTTGAGGCAAAAATCCCGGAATGGATAGCAGAAACAGCGTGAATGTCTTAAATGTATTAGTTCAGATATGTACTAGCAATAAACATAGTTAGAAAGGCCGCTAACGCGGCCATATTAATTAAAACTCCAGTTACTAATATTGAGAAAGATAATCAGCGACTCCATCTGCAGGGTTTCGCCCACCAGTATAAATTGTGCCTAATTCTTGAGGTGTAACATATGTTGTAGGCCAAATGGCCATATTTTTAAAATAGTTATCTATTTTTATTCTTTGAAGTTCTTTAAAGAGATAATCTTCTAAGTCATTTCTTTTTAGACAGTTAACATAATAAGCAGCCGCACTTGCTACTATATCTACAATTTGTAATTGAGGATACTCTTGTGATGAATGGAATGTCAAAGAACGAGCTTTAATTGGCAATTCAAATTTTCTTCGATCATAACCATATGCCTCCGTAATTTTTGATATATCCATAAATTTATCAAAAATATCTTTCTTCTCTGTAATAGCTTTGGAATCGTCATGCTTAATATAAAAACCATTAGGGTATAATTTACCCCATTCTACACAGTGTCTAAAGAGGCTTGGTATAGATGGATCTAATGTGCTTTTCTCAACACCTTCCAATATATCATCAATATCGCTTCTGGTAATACTAATTCTGTTTATTATATCTGTGAATATCTTATCACTTGAGCATATCTTTAACTCATCAATTACCCTGTAAAATTCATCAATTGACTCAGTCGATTGGCTTCTGATCATATTCATAAAACACTGATACATTACCTCTGTTTTTTCCTCCCCACAGAAAGCAGGGAAACAGAAATAGTAAACATTAGACAGAGCTAGATTCTGTCCATTTATATAAAGATCTATTCCTCTATTAGAGCACCACGTCTCGATCAAAATATCAACAATCTTTGCTGTTAGCATGTATTTTTTATCGACCAAGTATATTTTAACATTCTCTTCATTGACATATTTGCTTTCAAGAAGCCTAATGATGCCATCCTGACCAGATTTTCTACGTCTAAGAGTTTTAAAGTGGGCTTCTGTTGGAGACTTGCTTCCGGTTAGTTCTAATGCCTTAAGCGCATCCTGTTTACTAATACTACTTGAACTTAAGGTAAAAACAGGTTGCAATGGATCGAGTAAATTTCCGCCAGTATTACCTGATTCATCAAAAAATATATCAGGCTTTATATACAACATTTTATTTATCTTTGCCGCTAAGTTTCTTTTTTTCTCATTTTCTCGCTTAATTTTATTATCTCGCCTACGTTGACTATTCTTTCCCATAAATACCTCACAATCTGAATTAGATATCCCAATTTAACGCATTAATAACATAATGTTATGATATCACACAATCAAAATAACGTGCTGATTTTAATGTATCAGGTTTGACTAGCTATTCTTTGATAAGCGAATAATAAGAATGTCAGCCCCTCAACTCAAAGCGGTTTAGTCAGTTGGAATCGGAGCTAGTAGAACTTAAAATAACAGAAGCACCACGTTAAGGGAGGTCTCTATGTTCCGTTGTCCGCTTTGTGGCGCATCTGCCCGTATCCGCACAAGTCGTCCGGAAAATGATTCAAACACCGTGCGGCAAAAGTATTACCAGTGTAACAACCTGGAATGCGGCGTATGCTTCTCAACACTGGAAGCCTTCCATAAATTCACATCAAAACACGCCTCCGCCGTTCACTCTTCAGAAGGTATCCCGTGGCATGAGCTGCCAGCTTCACACAGGGGAAACAATCAGATGAGTTTGCCTTTACCTCAGAACTAACAGGCAGAATTGCCGGATTAACAAAAAAGCGATAGATTACGCGCGGGTGCCTTTCGGCTGATGGTCGGAGGGAATACCCGAAGGCCAGATGTGGAAAGGCCCCGGAAAACATCTCTGTTTAACCGAGGCCCTAACCGCATTACCTTGACAAGTGAAAGGTTAGCGCCTCTCCGGAAAAGGAGCAAGTGCTATGTCGCAAAAATCGCTTACGGCCATCACGTTCTGCGTGACGGCAATCCTCATCATCTGGATGCTGCACGGTTCACTGTGCGAAATACGGATGAGCTTCTGGGGAGCGGAGTTTGCGGCGTTCTTACAGTGTAAGCAGTAA